AAAACTATTGTAAACATAATTAGTTTTCTTAAATTTACCAAACCACCTCTTGATCCTACATTATATGGTGCAGAGAAAGCAGGATTAGAACTAGTAACCAAACAAGCATTACTAAATCCAAAAAGAAAATGTCGTATCATCAACATTAATCCAGGGTATGTGCAAACGGACATGGTCAAGCAATTGCACGGCCGGCAACACATGCTCACACCTGAACAAATTGCTGAAGCTATACTATGGTGCATTAATCAGCCACAGGGGGTAGAAGTAGGCGAACTCAGTATTTGGTCTACCAACTCAAGTCAAATCACATAAAGGAAAATATATGTCAATCGATCTAAAAAAATACCAAGAATTTGTAGAAGCAGTAACCAGCGAAGACAGTCAAGACTTAGACAGTTTTTCAAGCAGGGTGAGCCGACTGAATGTCAATCATGAACCATTTGGTTCAGAAGGCGAATACATGCTTGGACCAGATGCCAACATGCCACTGCTATTGTGCGGTGCTATTGGTCTAGGCAGCGAAACAGGTGAACTGCAAGAGATTGTGAAAAAGATGGTGTTTCAAGGCAAACCCTTAGACGAAGAAACTCACTTTCACATGAAGCGTGAACTAGGTGATATTATTTGGTATTGGATTAATGCTTGCAGAGCACTGAATCTTGATCCAAACGATGTCATAGAAGAAAATGTAAATAAATTAAAAAGCAGATATCCAGACGGCGAATTTGATGTTTGGTATAGCGAGAATAGAAAGCAAAATGATTTGTAAAAAAACAGTCTCGTTTTCAATCCTGCACCTTGGTGTAGTATTTTTAGTAATATGGTTGTTAACAGGAAGTCCTTTTATAGGGGGAGCAGCCGCAATTGTTGAGCCTGCATTAAGTTCACTTGTGTATTTTTTTCATGAAAAAGTATGGCAACGTTTTTCTGCAAAATCAATGAATATTAAAAACGATCACGATTTTCAGAAAAATTTACAATGAAAGATAATTCTCAACTAATAGAGCGCCTAGAAAAAAATGCATTATGGATTATTATGGATCCATGGTATCCCCACCCGGTTCCTAAAGATGTAGAAGATCACCCTGACATAGACGAACGCAACTTAATTACTTTAGAAGCAATTGCCGATTATTTACCTAGGCTACAACATGTTGTAGTATCGAATGTCTGCGCTAAAGTTTACCCAAGATTAAATCACATTCCTAATGTTAAAGATAATATTGAAAAAATCGATCTAATCATAAATGAACATCAAATCGAAGACATTGTTTGGACAGGTCTTCATCACGGCAGATGTATTTTAGGAAACCAGCTAGGAGTAAAACTAGTATCAGATGAATATTCAAACTGTAACTGTTGGATAAAAAAAGATTTAGTTTGTACATTTCCAGCAGATAGCGAATGGGAAATGGATCGATTATCTTCAAATTTTGCAACACTAATTTAATACACACATGTAGAGGGAAATTCACAATGCAAGATAACTCAAAATTTGGACCTACTCAATCTATTACTTTAAGACAAGAATTACTAAACAACATTGAACAGGGGAAATATTCAACTGAGCAAATGAAGGCTATGTTGCTGGCATCAGTGTCGTCATGTAGCCATTACTGGGACTTAGATTTAGTAGCCGAAGCGGCAAACCAAGCAAAGAAAGATTGAATTGATAAATAGTTATTATACAGGATAATAACTATGAACCCAGACACTTCATCGCCTCCTAAAGGTAAAGATTTAGAGCAGTTAAAACAAGAACTTTTTGAAAACGTTCGTTTGCGTTTGGGCGGAGACATTGTTGATTTAGAGTTAGATCCTAATCATTATGAAGCCGCGTATGCATATGCTATTAAAACATATCGTCAACGTGCGGAAAATGCTACTCAAGAATCATATACTTTAATGACGGTTATTAAAGATGTAGACACTTATACATTACCAGACGAATTTATCAATGTTAAAGCACTGTTCAGAAGAACAGTAGGTTTAGAAACAGGTCCAGCGTCTAGTTCGTTTGACCCTTTTTCTAGTGCAATTCTAAACACATATTTGTTAAACTATAACTTTTCTGGTGGATTAGCAACTTATAATTTTTACGCTGGTTATGTTGAACTAGCCGCAAGAATGTTTGGCGGATTCCTAACATACACTTTTGAACCAGTAACTAAAGTTCTTAAAATTACCAGAGACTTTAAAGGATCAGGAGAACAAATTTTAATCTGGGCCGACATTCAAAAGCCCGAACCAGTTTTATTGCAAGATCCAGGATCAGGCCCATGGTTAACTGACTTTGTATTAGCAGTGCTTAAAGGAATCATAGGTGAAGCCCGTGAAAAATTTGCTACTATTTCAGGTCCTGGCGGAGGAACTGCGTTAAATGGTGCGTCAATGAAAGCAGAGTCACAGTCTGAGCAAGCACGATTAATACAAGACTTGAAAGATTATGTTGACTATTCGCATCCTCTAACTTGGGTCCAAGGTTAATAACCATAATCATTGACTTTCAAAAATAATTCTATTATAATTAAGCAATATCTCGGGAGATCATATTGTCTAAAATTATAGGTATCACTGGATTTATTGGATCAGGCAAAGACACTGCCGCCGATTATTTGTGCGAAAAGCATAATTTTAAGCGTATGAGTTTTGCAGGCGCATTAAAAGATGCAGTGGCTATCGTGTTTGACTGGGACCGAGAAATGCTTGAAGGCACTACACCAGATAGCAGAATCTGGCGCGAAGAAGTTGACGAATGGTGGGCGAATAGATTAAATATTCCTCATCTTACTCCCAGATGGATACTTCAACAATGGGGCACTGAAGTATGCAGAGTGGGGTTTCACAACGATATTTGGGTAGCGTCAGTAGAAAATCAATTACGCAAGACCAAGCACAACGTTGTGATAACAGATTGCAGATTCCCCAATGAAATCAAGTCAATTAAAAAATCCTCTGGAATTACCATTAGAATAGAACGAGGAGACAAGCCCGATTGGTATCAAGATGCACTGATTCTTAGCCAGTATTACAGTAGTTCTGAAAAATATCAATTAGCAAAAAAAAGACTAGAACAACGGGGCGCACATGCCAGTGAATACAGTAGTATTGGTGTTGACTATGATTATGTTATTTCAAATAATGGCACAGTTGAAGATTTGCATGATCAGATAGAATCAATAATCAACTTTTAAGTCTCCCCTTTTCCAAGTAACTTCTTTCTTTTTAACAACTTCTACACAGTTTAAGCATATAGTTCGCAAATTGCTATATGCTACGTTGTTTAAATTCCCATCAATATGATATACTGTCATTTGTGTAGGATAAATGCTTTGAAATCCACATAAATCGCATGATGATTTTTTCTTGTAGCCTGCTTTTTCCCAATTATAAAGTTTAGATTTTTTCTTTGGTTTCTTTTTGCCGCAGTGATCGCAAATACTACGGTAATGAGTAACGCCATTTTTTTTGTAATTAATAGCGCAAGGATGCTTGTTACATTGTTTACAAATAGGTCTTTTGTTAGTCACAATACTATTTAATAAAAACCTTCGAAGGTTCGGATAACCACGATTTTTTTAAAATTTTGCTAAATAAAGATATAAAGACATCAGGTGGTAAACCTCATAATTATACAACATAAGGAAAAAACATTATGGCACTAACATCTCCCGGCGTAGAAGTATCGATTGTTGATGAATCTCAATACTTACCAGCGCCCACAAGTTCAACGCCGCTTGTTTTGCTTGCTACAGCAGAAAACAAAGCGGATCCTACATCAACTAGGGTAGCATCGGGTACTACAGAAGTCAACGCAGGCAAACTTTTTAGAGTAACTAGCCAGCGTGATTTAACTGCATTGTATGGTAACCCATTATTTTACAGAACATCAAACGGCGACCCAATTCAAGGTTATGAATTAAACGAGTACGGCTTGTTGGCTGCATACTCAGCATTGGGCGCATCGAACTCAGTATTTTGCTTAAGAGCAGATATTGACTTAAACAGCTTAGTTGGAAAAACAGGTAGACCAAGTGGTCCTCCTGAAGATGGCACTTATTGGTTAGACACTTCAAAAACTCCTTGGGGAATTTTTGAATTTAATTTAGAAACAGGGAAACTTGTAGAACAATCTCCAATTGTTATTACTAATGAATCTCAGTTATCAGGAAATAAACCATCACAAAGTTTAGGTATTGCTGGTGACTATGCTGTAGTTGCTATCCCTACTTATGACTTTCAATCTGCTGACTCAGCACAACAGTTTTTCTATAAAAACTTCGAAAATCAGTGGGTAGCATTTGGAACTAGTGAGTGGTTCGAATCCCATCCTACAGTAATTGGTTCAGAAGCTAATCCAGAACTTACTGAGGGTGATACTTTAACTATTGGTATAAGCGAGAATCTTGACACAACTTTGACTATTCCCGCTTCTCCAAACAACACGGTTGGGGCTTTAGTCAATGCTGTTAACTCTTTAGGACTACAATATTTGAAAGCTAGAGAAGACGCAGGAAAACTAGAGTTATATTCAGGACAAGTAGGCGGACCTCAGACTGGAGAACCGTACAGACTTTTGATTTCAGGAACCGGAACTGTTTTAGACGATTTGGGAATCGAAGAAGGCACTTACTATCAGCCTTCACTTCAGTTTGGTACCTCTGCCGAACAACCCCAATGGGGACCAAATCAACTATTTTCTTCAAGACCCACAGGTTCTGTTTTTGTAAAAGTGGGAGAAGCAGGCAATGGCTTAGACCCAGCAATTTTAGAATGGGACGATTTGACATTCTCTTGGGTAAGCAAAGATGTTGAATTAGCACCTAATGATTGGGATCTTATTGCTAGAATCGACCCGCAAGGTGGTAAAAACATTGAAGCTGGTAAAATTTATGCACAACATCCAAGTCTGTTTCCAGGGTTAGGTCCAGTTTACTATTGGGAACGCATTGCTGAAGGACCAACAATTGTCACTGGTACTAATAATAGTCCTTCATTTAGCAGTAATGTTTCATTCACAGTGCAAGTTTCATTGCCCTTTGGTGCATATCCAGCAGGCAGCTCTTCGCTAAGTGAAGAATATACAGTTAGCATTGACAGTGGTGATGATGCAACTGATTTTGTTACTAACTGGTCGACAGCGGCAATTCCATTTACAACTGCTGAAGTTACTCCAGAAGGCGCAATTCAGTTAACACATACTGAAGGCGGCGTAATTATTATTGACGACTACCAAGCTGATGGTGTAAGTGCAGGTGTTGCAGCCGAAGCAGGACTTATCATTGGTTCAACTTCTGGTGTGAAAGAAGGACCTTTTTATACTGTCAATGTTGACGCTACACAATCAGATACTACAGGAGTAGGCTCAGGATTAGAATTAAATGTGGCAAATTCCTTTGAAAACTACGGAATTTCATCTATTGAGAATGGTGGATCGGGACACGCAGTTGGAGATGTAGTTACATTTTCGGGAACTGATTTAGGTGGAGCATCCCCTGCAAATGACTTACTGGTATATGTAGGCGAAGTAGACGGCTCAGGCGCTGTAACAAGCGCGACTGTAGTTTCAGGAGAAGGCGCTCCTAAATTCACAGTTCAATTGT